GCCATTTTCAGAAATAGGGTAGCTACTACTTTCTATAGGGTAGCTATCTTCAGAAATGGGGTAGCTATCTTTTTCTATAGGGTAGCCATTTTCAGAAATAGGGTAGCTATTGTTTTCGGTAGGGTAGCTATTTTCTTCTATAGCCTTTTCTTTCTCTCCCCAGCGCTTAGTACTGCCCTTTCTTCCGTACTCAGCTTGCTTCTCGCACTTGGCTTTATAAGCTTCTGTGTTCTCTTCAATCTGTGCCTTTATGAGCGTGAAAACAGCTGAAACCATCGGATTTTCAATCTTTACTTCATTCCCTCTTACAAATGCACAAACTGCTTTCATAAGAATCCCAACTTCTTGAATTGGCATAGAGTCTATTAATGTCACCCATGAATCCATAAACAAAAAGTTTTTCTTTTCCTTCCCCATTTTATGCCTCGCTTCCGGTTATCATTTCAAAGAAAGCTTCCAGAACTGCGCTTTTAAAGGCGTATTTCTCACCTTCATTGAGCGCGCACATAGCTTTGATAAATTCTCCGGCTTCCTCGTTGGGAAGTCTAAGAATGAACTTGTTCCACTCTTTACTGAAATACCAGCCTTTATCTCCCCCATATATCTCGTTCATTTGTTATTCCCCCTCTTCTATGGTTACCTCTATGCGAGGGTTAAGCTTGTCTACATAGAACGCTTCGCTTAACCTGTTTATTTCTCTGATTCTGTCGTTTCTGAGAACATTCGTTTCTTGCAAGGCATCGAATATAAATTTCTTTGCTGCAGTTATATTGTCTGCATCTCGTGAATAATTCTTTTCAAACCAGTTTATTTTTATCTTTACGGGATAGTTTTTTACCGCCTTTATTCTTTGGAATTGGATTGCCCTAACAACTAATCCCTGTTGCTGTTTTTTCTGCTTTGCCCCAACATAGGGGCTTTTTCTGTTAGCGGCGATTATTTCATTCATTCCAACAAGCCGCCCGGGGATAACGATTTTATGCACTTTCATTTCTTTTCTCCACCTCCGCAATTATTGCTTTCAAATGTTCGTCCGTAGGTCTTTCCAGTCCAAGCTCTGCCATGTCCTCGATTACTCCATTGAGGAGCACGGAAAATTCCTTGCTGTCGTATGTACTAGATCCGAAGTAACAAAGGACTTCCAGATACTTACATTGCTCCCCTGTCTCGGGGTTCTTCTCCATAGTCTCGCCGACTATCTTTGTTTCCCGCCAAACCTTCTGAAGGCTTGTATAAGCTGTTTCTATGATTTTGATGTAGGTGTACTTTCCGTATTTCCTCAATACGTCCAAATACATATCCCAAGCAGTAACTCCCAGAACTGCGGCCATATCGCCTAGACACTTCCAAAGGAAGGCGTTGGCATCTAAGCTGCGTTTCTTTCGGTACCGGGAAAGACCTATGGTCAAGTCTTTCCCTTTTAATTTTTCTATGTCCTCGAGGGTACCGTTCGTCTCAAGTTCAATCCGTACCCTTCTTTCCGGAAATGTACTGGATAGGCTTTTTATCTCCCCTCGTAGTTCCATGGCTTACGCCCCTTTCTGTATCTCTGTAATGCCGCCCCACTGCTTCACAAGAATCTTCCACTTCTTACCAAAGTCTGCGTACTGGGCATTTGTCATCTGCTCCAATCTTTCAAGGTGGTAGTAAGCCAGCAAGTTATCCTCTGCGAATTTGTAGGCGAAGAACATTTTCTTAAGCTGGATAATCTTGTCATTACTAATTGCTTCAAGCTCCTTCTTTGCCGCCTCTTCCTTCTCCTTCTGAATCCGTGCTTTCTCTGCTTCAATCTCTTCCGGTGTCTTAGCCGGAGCTTGTTTCTGTCCTTGACTGTTCGCTTGCTTATTCTGATTATTGATTGCGTTCGCTACTTCTTCAGCACTTGCCATTTGCTCATCTGAACCGATCCCCAGCATTCCCAAGGCTCTTCCTACTGCGGAAGTCTCGCAATTCTCGATGTAGCTTGTTTTGTTGATATAGCTTGATGTCTCCTTTTCTTGCGCCATTCCGGTGGCAAGGATTTTTCCGTTCTCATCGGTTATCGTTGTTTTCATTGTTACAACGCCATCAGCTAGGCTTAATATCTCTGTTGAGATTGTGCCTACCGGGCAAAGTTCCCGGAAGGCGGATATTCTTGCCGCTACGCAAGTGTAGTTTTTTCCCTTAACCTCAATCTTCTTTACTCTCTCATTTACGCTTTTAATTGTTTCCGCCGTTATCATGTTCCGCCTCCTTTTATTTGATTCTCAGCTTCTCGTCTTGCTCTAAATGAGCAAAGTCGAATTTCTCGCCCGCCTTCAGTTCCGCTTTTATCTTTTCTTTATCCGCTACTGGATCCTGGAATATATAAAATTCCAGCGGGATATCCTCTATCCCCTTATCCAGCACCAATTTCGGCTGATTCTTCTGAATGCCGAAACTAAATAAATCAGTCTTGAATTTCCTTTTCCCTGTCGCAATCATTGCCGCTTCAAGATTTCCCTTGATTCTGGCAATGTTTGTGCCGATTGCTTTTTTCCTGTCTGAGAGTCGCTTAATCTCTCTATCCAGTCCTTCCTCTCTGTTCTCTAGTTCGGCTATTACTTTGGCGTAGCCGTCCGCCTTTATCTCCAGTTCTCCCTCGATACCTTCCAAGGTGTCTCTGAAAACTTCCTCGTCTAATTCCTCCGCCATATCTAACAGCTTCAGAAAATCGCCTGTTATCTCATATAGTGTTGCCATTTATCGCCCTCCGTGTTATTATTTAATTGTTCAAATGTTTTCGCCTTGCCCTTAGTTGTGCCAACAGCTAGGGGCATTTTTCAATCCAGAACTTCCCACTCGTAATCTTCAACGCTCTTTGATTCTCCAAATTTCCTCCTTATCCACTTCCCAGCCTTTTCCGTGGCTTCTTCCAAGTCGTTAGCCTCTACCTTTAAGGCAAATTCTACTCTGATGATTAAATCGTGTACTTCCATGATGCCTACCTTTCTACAAGCCTAAGTACCTGTAACAAAGCTACTATTGCCGCCAGTGAATCCACCATTACCCAACACATGGTCATATCGTTTGGAGGAGGACTGTCTAAACAGCAGATGGCAAACATTGCAATCACCGCAAGAATCCCAATCAGCCACCTAATCGCTTTAGCCAGCAATCTCCGCCGCCGACTTATTCTCTTCCGCCTCATCATTCCCCCTTTTTGTGTAGAAAAGATTTAAAATCTTCTCGCTAGTGCAACCAATCAACTTCCAGATCTTCATTACCTCAAGAATCGTAATTTCCACCTTCTCGACCTTCTCCCGGAGTGTGGATTCCTCCATTTCCAGTTCTCCGCATACTCGATATACAGGAACGCCATTTCTTTTTAGGAATCCTGTAAATCTTTCCCATTCCGTAAGCGTATTTCTCATTGCCCTATCCTTTCTAAAATCAAGTCGATTTTCTTTTCAATGTTCGTTTTCTTCTGCTCCACTCCGAAAACCGCCGCCATGATTTCCGTTACAACCTCTTCAGAAAAGTTCAATATCCTATTCAGTTCCCGGAACTGCTGGCTTGATATTTCTCCTTTCCGCTTGATGTTGTATAGTGCCGTTGCACTTATACCGCTTTCACGGATAAGGTCGTTTTGTGTGATGCCGATTTCCTTCAATCGGCTTTCGATTGCACTTTGGACAACCCTTGAGCGGTTATCCTTGGCTCTTAGCACTCTCGCCATTTCCTACCCCCTCATTCATTAAGGTGAATCGTTCTTTCATCAGCACCATTCCTTGACCGAAGCTAATGAATACGTCCTTCTCTTGCTTATCCATCTTGGAAGCTAGTTCCAAAAATTTCTTTGCCTGCTCTCTTTCTGCCTTTTTCAACAAATCCCCTCCCCTCTAGTAGATAGTAAGTTCTGTTTTCTTTAGGTCGTAATCATTGATTACGCTATCATTCAGATACTTTGTAGATAACCAATCTTGCGCCAGTTTCTTAGCTTCCTCTTCGTCCCTTGCCTGTACTTGAACATCCAGTTCAAGGGTTAAGGTTACGGGAAAATCTTTATAGATTTCTTTGGTTTCTGGCGGTTCAAGTGGAAGTTCTCTTAAATCACTCATGTTGTTATTTCCTTCTTTCTGATGTGGTTTAACGCGTTTTTTTGCGTTTATGTGGCAATGATAAGCCATATAAACGCATTTGTCAATAACTTTTTGCGTTTATAACGCATTTTTTCTTGACTGCTAGATTTTCTTCTTATATACTCGTGCTTAGAAAGAAGGTGAGGTTATGAAGATTAGCGATAGAGTAAGAGAATTAAGAATCGCAAAGAATTTAACGCAGCAAGAATTTGCAGATAAATTAAAAATTAAAAGAAGTACAATCTCAAATTATGACATAGGGCGATCGGAGCCTTCGGAGTCCGCTATCTCCCTTATATGTAGGGAATTTAATGTTTCTGAGGAATGGCTTAGAACTGGGGAAGGGGAAATGTTTGTCCCTATAACTAGAGACGAGGAAATAGCCACCTTTATCGGAAGCATTCAAGCGGATGTAGATGATACCTTTAAGAAAAAGCTTATTTCTGTACTGGCTAAGCTGGATGAAAAAGAATGGGATTTGCTGGAAAAGATGGCTGAAGATATCGTGAACTCAAAAAAGGAAACGAAATAGTCGTTCCCTTTTTAATCATAATTTATAGAAATGAGGTGAAAACATTGTTACACGAAATATTTGTTTACATCATAGCTGTCATTGAGACTATTGCTTTTTTTGTTTATTCGGGTAAGTTTATTGAATTTCAACTGAAATTATTTCCCAGAATTAGCAGAAGTGCATATAGCAGATTATTTAACTTTATTCCACTTGCGGTTTCTTATTGGTTCATAGTTAAAGCATTTTGCACTTTCCGACATATTGAGTTCAATTTTATATTTTTTATTATTATATGCCCTTTTACCTCTATTATATCTTGGGAGCTTTTTGGCAACAGCTTAAAGGAAAGTCAAGAGTCATCAGGTGATATTTATAATAATAAAGTAACTGCTTTTGTTAAGAACATAATGAATTACAATTTTTGGGGAATATCTGGGAAAATAGCTGCAGCTGGTGTTGTTTTAGTAGCGTTAGCCTTTGCTTGCGCTGGTTTTAGTATTGTTACAGGAATCAATACAGATAAAATTGGGCACATCATTTTTTTCCTTTTCTTAGTTACCATGGCGTTAGCTTTTGCCGCTTTGCTGATGCACGGATTTTCTATTCTCTACGCATCGATAAACGAAAAAAACGAAAGGCAAGATGCCAGGCAAAGATATTACGAAAATATTTACAAAGAATATGAAACGCTTTGCACCAAACACGAGCAAACAATTAAAGAAAACACGCGCTTGCTTAGTAGAATAGAAGAACTCGAAAAACAACTTAATGAATCCGAACAAAAAGACTAGGGGTTTACCCTAGTCTTAAAATTGCCTTGATGTACAGCAGAACCAGCCTTAGCTCCCTCTTGTTGGCCTTATCAAGGTACTTTAGTATTGCTTCTTTGTCGTCCATGATGTTCTCTCCATGATGTGGCGGTAGCGATAAAAGGATATTAGCAAACATTTGTTCTTTTTTCAATCTTATATTCTTTTTTAAAATGAATAATTATTTTTTAAACAATTAAAAGGCGAAAAACATGGCGAACATTACAAAACTACCTTCCGGCAATTACAGAATCCGTAAAATGAATAACGGGAAAGTCCATACACTCCTATTGCCGTACAAACCCAGTAACAAAGAAGCGGAACTTCTGCTCAATGAAGCGATAATGAAGAACATCCAGTTCTCCCCTGTAGCCTCTTTCAAACGAGCCGGAGAACAGTACATACAGGATAGGTCTAGCATTCTCAGTCCAGCAACCATAAGAGAATACAAGCGAATGCTGGAGCGTTTACCGGACGAAATCAAGAATAAGAAACCGCTAGACATTAGCGACAAGCTTATACAACAATATATAAACAGCCACGCCAAAGACCATTCCCCAAAGTCCACAAAGATGGTTTTCGGATTTATCCAGACAATTCTATCTTCCGTCCTCCCGGATAGGAATATCCATGTAACGCTCCCGCTCCCTAGTCCTTCCACGGCATACACTCCGGAAGACGAGGACATTAAGCGAATCCTTGCGGCAATCCAAGGGGAAGAAATAGAAGTGGCTATACTCCTGGCAATCTTTGGACTGAGGCGTTCAGAGATATGCGCTTTAGAATATCCAAACGATTTTGAGGGGAATACGATCCATATAACAAAAGGCTTAGTAGAGGATGAAAACAAAAACTGGATAAAGAAGAAGCCGAAAACCCCGCAGTCTATCCGAGACATTACTATCCCGGATTCCATACTGGAGAAGATAAAAGCCAAGGGATATGTTTATAAGGGATTTCCTGGCTCCATAAACAAGCGACTTACAAAGATATTGAAAGACCTTAAAATCCCTCATTTCAGCCTACACAAATTGCGGCATTACTTTGCCTCTTCCTCTCATGCTCTGGGAATCCCGGACATGGTTATCCTGAGGAATGGAGGATGGAAAACTGATAATGTAATGAAGTCTGTTTACCGCCACGCGCAGAAGGATTCTATTGAAAAAGAAAGCCAAAAATATATAGACCATCTGAATGGTATTTTATAAAAATTTTGTCACGAATTTTGTCACGGAAGAGAAAAGATATAGTGTTTAAGCCACTCTACAGACTTTTTCTTGCAAGTTCGAATCTTGTCACCTCGATTTTTTATTGGAAAATTTTAAGCACGTTTTTAAACCTTAAACCCTTGCGGATTGGCTTAGAAACGTGCTTTTTTCATGTTTTCAGCTATGTTTTCTCTGGTTGCGTTATCTTTCGGAAACGATAGATTTTCTTGCTGAAATGCAAAATTTTGTCACGGATTTTGTCACGAAATTTGTCACGGATTTATAGCCAAGAAATGGCTTATTTACTCGACAATTTCAGTTCTTTCCGGGAACCTCTGGAGGAGAGATTTAAAGGAATCAAATGCGCCGTCCTCGCCCACATAGTCGAATCCTTCCCCTTTCGCTTTTCTGACTTTTGCGCTAGTCGCCATCAATCCTGTTTTGGTGAGGTAGTACCACTTACCCTTATCCTCTACCCATTGTCCGGCAAGCATTCCGCCATCCTCTCCGAGGTAATACCAGCCTTCGTCTGTCTTAAACCACCCCTTAATCATGAATCCTGAATTGTCAAAGGCGTACCATCTGCCGTTAATATAGCGCCATCCGCCCCATAGAGGCACGTTATCGACATAGAACATCCATTTATCATTTAACTGTTGCCAGCCCTCTCTACGTGGCTCCTGTTGCGTTGTGGCGTGATTCTTACAAGCCATGTAGAAGCACCAGCTTACAAACTCCGCACACCAGAACTCTGATAAGGCTTTACCATTGTTATACCATTGTCCGTACTTAGTGTAGTTGTTTTTCCCCCTATTTGCGTGCTTATCCTCTAGCCCATTGGGGGAAGCCTTCTCCTCATAGCCGATTTCCCCTCTGGCTACATCTAAAAGTTCCTGTGCGGTGCAAGTATCATCTCCATAGACAGGTCTTCCAAATCCATTGATCCAGTTCCTACCGCCTACAGAAAATCCGTTATAAGTCTTTCTTCTACACTCTCCGCCGTTTCTGTCTCCCTGAGTTCCGGAGGTGTTTCCCTCAATCGTAGTGATCCTATTTCCTTCCACACTCTCAACGATTCCAACATGGCAAATTCTTCCTATGCTTGGACTATAGAAAAATACTACACTCCCCGGCAAAGGTTCTTTATACCACCGCCCGGCATGTTTAAATGCACTCGCTCCGCTAGGCGTATACTTAAAATAGTCGCCACATAATGCTATTTGCCCTCTTTGATATGGATTCATATTATCCCCTTCCTAAATGAGAAAAGTTTTTCAAAAAGTTTCTCAACGCTTCTCAACTTTTCTCAACTCTCCAAATAAAAAAGGGGCAATACATTGCTGTACTGCCCCCAAGTCTGCCCTACAGCTCTACGCCTGGTCCATGCTCCTTGTCCTCTTCTCCTACGCCTCTGCCATAACCGACAGGGTGCGGGGAATTGTCCGCCTTGTTATCCTTTGCCGGAACTTCCTGTTTCTTGGCATCCTCGTCAATGCCTTCGTACCTTTCAAATGGCTTGTTATTACTCATGACTTTCCTCCTGTATATAAGTTATTGTGTAAGCTGCTTACCGACTTGGTTAACTCCGGTAGAGGCAAGGCCGCTTACAATTCCAATAGCTACCGCATTTAAAATATCCTTTGCCGGAAAATCCGGCATAGTCAGCATTCCCACAACGCCAAGCGCAGCGCCGGAGAATCCGCAGATTACAGGAATGAATTTATTATTCAAACCCTCTACTGCCTTACACCCCGCTCCAATGAGGTACACAATCACTGTAATAGCTACTACTGTTCCGATTCCAAAATCCATGCTTCTTTCTCCTTTCTAATGCAGAAAATCATTACTTCTTAGCTTCTTGTCGTATTGTTCCATAATGAACCGCGTAACGCTTTCCATCATGGGGGTATCAAATTTCCGATGTTCCTTGCAATAGTCGCTATAGCACTTGATATCCTCGAATACTTGAATGAACCTATCCTTCTCCACGTTTTTCCCTTCTGTCAAATCATCCCCAAATCTTTGGATCCGTACTTTTGCGGCCGTTGCTTTTACTTCTTCGATTGAGTCATTCGCCCTTACCAACTTTTCGTCCAGCTCTTCCAGCTTCTTGGCGAATAAGGATTGATTGTCCAGCATTTCCTTATTGATTTCCTTCCCAATAAAGGAAAAAAGAATGCTCCACGGCTTTTTCCCTTCTGGGGCAATCTTCTGAATCACTGTAACAAGGACAAGTAAAATCCACCCTAGCGACTGGATGAATATTCCCACGTCAACCAAATTAAAAAGCTCCTTAACCTCTCCCATGCATAGCTTCTCCTCCTTCCTACATTTCTACCGCAATAATACAATCCGTTATTTTCCAATTCCCTAGCAATAAAAAAGAAAAGGACAAGTTTCCTTGTCCTCTCCTCCTTACTTTTTCGCCCATTGCTTTAGGTCTTTTTCGGTGTATAGCTGTTTTCCTTCGTAGGTAATTCGCAGAATCTTTCTAAGGATTGCATCAGATTCCGCCGGATTCCCTATGGCCGCTTGATAAGCTTCTTTGTATCTGCCGGTTACCGCGCTCTTGATACTGCTCCGGATTTTGTCATCAGACACGCCGTCAGCCTTCTTGTAGTCAACATAAGCCTTTAGGCTATCCTTATATCCTTCTGATTGCTCAAAAAGCTGTTCCGCTAAATCCTCCTTCTTTATCGGACTTTGCTTTCTATAGGCACTCTCCAGCGCTTTATCAATCATGGCTTCACTAAATCCTTGGCTAAGCAATGCTTCCATATCCTCTGAGTAATCTTGGCCGCTTGCTTTCTTTTCAGCCATTGCCTGGATCGTATCATTGCCTTTTAGCTGTCTCTGCATAGCTTCCTCAATTACATCATCCCCCAGCTTTGCCTTTAAATCCGCCATAATCTTATCGCCTAGCGCCTTGTCTCCTCTGGTGTATGCCTTTAGTGCAGAGGACAGGAAACGCTTTACATTGATATAATCGCCATTGCTGTTCTTTCCTTCCATGTTGTAGACAAGCTTATCTCTATCATACTGAAGGTTTACATCATCCAGCACGTCATAAATAAGCGTATCGTACAGCGCTCCCATATCCCTCAAGGTATTGCTCATTGGGATGCCCGCAATATCAAGCATATTTGAAGCCTTGTATAGGTTCCCAACTACCCCAAGCTTAGAATCTTCGTTCATAGCATCGTGTAAACTCTTAACTGCCTTAACCGCGTCAGCGATAGGCTTTGTAGTAAGGTCATTGGATCCGTTATTCCACTTCCCAGCATTCATTGCAATTTCTACAGCGTCCTTCAAAAAAGGAATATAGCCTATAGGGTTGATATTGTCTGTAAAACCTCCCACAAAAGCATCAAGCCAGCGTTCTCCATACTTCTTTTCCTTGTCCTTATCTCTCATTGCAGATAGCACAGAAGCAGCGGCGGCGGCAGCGGCGGCACTCAGTACATACCCCGACATAACCCCAAGCAATTCCCCGGCGTTACCCTTGCCCTTCTTGTAATCAGAGTAAGCACGATAAACCATGTTATAGGTCTTAGACGGCTCAGACATAAAGGAAGTAGTCAGCTTTACCAATCCGCTTTTACTCTTCATGGCATCCGTTCTAGTCAGCACGGAATCAACTACTTGCGTTTTGTCTATAACATCGTTGAATATATCTGCCGCCGCCTTGTAATACTCTTCCGTGCCTTT